GTGATGTTACGACTTTTCAGATACTTCAAAGCGTGTCTTCCAGTCAACGTCAACTCTTCGTCATAAAACGAACGATATTCCTTTGGAAGCATCAATTGTTCAACGATATCAGCCTTCTTCTCAGAAAAGATTTCCAGAATGGCACTGATATCGTTTTGTGGAAGTTTTCTATAAGTCTCGGTATTTTTATAGATCTGACTGAGATAGTCCCCAGACAATCCCAACTTCTTGAACAATGTCTTTAACGATGTACCTGATAATCCACACACCCAACAATGATACTTTCCAGTAACCGTGTTGATTTCCAGTTTGCGTTTGTAATGCTTACATACCGGACAAAAGTACACAGCATCAGTCCCCTTACGAATTTTGGCGGACTGTTTTAGTGCTTTATTTAAAATGGTGACAACTTCTGTCTGATACAACAGCATGCTAGTACTGTATCAGAAATTCTACCCAAATCAACAAAATTATGCTTTAAATAAAGCACAGACCATGGCATCATACATGTCACCGTTTCGATCATCCCAACTACCTTTTTTCTTTTTCTGATCAAATTTGGTCACATCAACGAAGTTCACAATGTTGGCTTTAACAAATTCCTTGGCCTTCATGCCCTTGACTCTTGCTTTTCCAAACAACTGTTTTCTCATGGTGTTGACGTTACACAAGTTAACCTGCAATTTGGTTTCTTCTGAAATTATGTACTCAAAAACTGCATTGAATCTTGCCAACTTGATGATAACTTGTTGACTGGTTCTACCTCCAGCAAATCCACTCAAGGCTGCCTCAAGATTAATTTCGGCAACGTTTTTGAGTAACGGTGTAGTTTTAAGATAGTCTAAAACAAAAAGAGACTTCTCTTTGGAAGTCTCTAAATGTGATATGTCTAAAAATCCAGCACTAACGATCTTACCATCTTCTGAAAACGCCCATCCAACGGTAGATGTGCTAGCATCCAATCCTAATGTCATAACTTATTTATTTATTTTTATGGACGGTATCTATTGGTCTCACCAACACGATAAAATCCCGAAGTACTCAAAGCCTTGTCTGTGAAATTTTCACGACGACTAGTGTTCATACCCGTAGTAAATCCCGGTTCAATGGTCAACGTCTTTGACAATTGAGTATAGCCATATGGTGTTTGAACACCTTGAATCATGGTGTTTGTACCAGCTTTCTTTGCATCAAACGCACCACCGGCACGGTCTGAGTCATATCTTGATAAAAGATCTTTGGTTAATGACGTTCTTTCAATTGAATTTGCCATAATATTAGTCTATGTTGATTATAAATATTATTATACGTCCCATTTAACCAAAAAATTTAAAGGATACTCTCCACTGTTTTTGATTGGAGACGACAACTTAGCTACTGCAACCAAATCGGCGCCACTATATAACCCAATTGTAGTAATATAGGGTGCCAAGTATGAGCCAGTGATATCAAGTGAAGCACTTTCTTGATAATCCAAGAATGTAGAGTTGATAGTAGGTATTCCATTTGTATCCGGATATTTTGATGTCTTTGATGTTATATATGACACAACATCGGAAAGACTCACCCTTGTTGAAAATGGATTGATTAAATTATTGTAGTTCTCAATATTCAACGCTCCAATAAAGAACTTCCACAATATCTTGGCATCATTAATAGTGACTTTACCATCACCATCAAAATCAAATTCCATTTCTTTTTGTACCAACGTAGACTGATAAATAGAATATTGTTGTTTTAGTGTATACTGACCATACTCATAGAAGGTCGTATAATATTCAAACAGACTTCGTTCAGTTGCGTTTTCAATAACATATTCATCCCAAAATGTAGAGTCAGCAGCAAAATTGGGACTGCCTGGTGTATTAACATCCACAATATACAACAAAATCAAATTCAAATCTCTGAAATCAAATTGTCCGTTTCCAAACAAATCAAATGAAGGAATTGAATTGACTAACGCAGTAGGATTTGTAGGTACATTGAATTCGCCAGATTCTACCACACAAATCACGGACTTTTCATTCAGTGTATATTTGCTCTTGTATGATAAATCATATTTGTACTCTCTTGTATCTTCTGTCTCCAACATGTTATCAAATTGTGATCCAGTATTTGAGAAAATGATTTCTCCGTTCTTATAAAAAACATTACCAACATGATAATTTGTTCTCAGCGAACTCAATGTAGAAATATATGCGTGACCACGCATATTTAATAGATCAATTTGAGCAACAGGTGGACTAACTACAAAAGTGTTACTCGACGTAAAATCGTTGATAATGTACGGCGATCCAATTGCAATTGATCTGTCACTAATTGCAACATCATATCCATATGACATATATGGATATCCTATAGCTTTCTTTTTGTAATCGTATGTAACTGGAACAACTGTGGAACCAGTTTTTTCAAACAAAATATACTGTCCATGTATGACGTTAGTGTCATCATATGACTGACTGATAGAGCTTGATACTGTTGATTTGATAGCCAATGCGTTGCTTGACGAAATACACCCAACAACAATTCTATCGTTACATACGTCAACAGAACATCCCAAACGATTTGATTTGATAGTGTATTGATCACCGATATACTTTTCAATCAAATCCCAATATACTTGTCCATCATCAGCATAAATTCCATTTGCGTTTGCTGTGTTTACGGGACAATCTTTACGATTGTAAATGTATGCAGCACCTCTACTATATTGAGTATTTGATCCACTGTATTCATAATAGCTGGCGTCATATGGAGCACCAATTACAATAGTATTTCCATTGATTTGAATATCATTACCAAATCTATCATATGAATTTTTTACATAACCATAGGAATTGATTGAGTCAAATGGAACATATTGAGATCCAGTAATAGAAGAAAATGTATGTGTCAGTGACCAACCACCAGAAGCACTTTCAAACAAATATACGCTTGGATTTTCCAAAGATGCTGTTTCAGCAATCAAGATGGAATTGCTTCCCGATTTATCGATACGTACCAATGAACCAAAACTGTTTCCCGTTTCTACAGCGGAAATTGTAGAAATTGGAGTAGATGATACTGAAATGCCACTAGATCCAGTTGTGTAACTATACACATACACAGAACCATTGCCATTTTGATTTGCACCTACAACAATATATTTGTTGTTTATAGAAACAGAGTGACCAAACGAATTATATGTGGTACCTATCGGTGAATTGATTTTTCTTGCAGAAATCAACGATGATGCAATAGTTGAAGAATTTGATGATGTAAGATTCAACAAGTAAACGTCTACAAGACTAGTATGTGTGTAGGGCGAACCCAAATAAGATCCGGTAAAATATTCATTACCAACAACAAAAACGTTTTCGTACAAATCAAAAGATTGACCATATGCATCTTTTGATATTGATGTAGCACCAGTTCCACTTGTTCCTCCGGTTCCACTTGTACCAAAAGCAAACATAGATCTGGAAGTACCATAGTAAGAATATGATCCTTTTGATATATCAAACCGATATAAGTCGATACTACCAGTACCAGCTTGAGATGCATATTGTGGATTTGGGTTTCCCACAGCAACAAACTTGCCGTAGGCTTCAACCTTAGATCCATACATTGTTACTGGTCCAACTGTTCCATTCATAAAATTAGTTTGTATCTACCGTCCAACCTTTTGCCAACAAATTGTTCTTGGCTGTAATACCAACTCCTGTAGGAGCAGCATTTGTTCCACCCCACAATTGAACTTGTCCGCCTGTGATTCCATTAGCATCCAATTTAGTTAAAATACTATTGACCTCAGTAACGGTCAACGCACATTGATATCCGTAAACCGATTTCAATTGAGGTACGTTTGCTGGTAAATTAAATGTGGTTATTAATGAACACTTGGTTATCACAATATCTTTCAACTTGGTACATGTGCTTAAGTTAACCGACGGAACATTAGTATCACTATCACCACATGAGAACGTCTCCAAATCAACAAATGGTGTACAATCAATCGGAACCGTAATTCCACATTGTGCTATTGCCAAGTTTTTCAATTTTGTCAAACCACTAAATCCTGTGGGTATACCAACACTAGTGTTTGCATACATATACAGGAACGTCAAATTTGTATTATTTGATAAATCCAAAGAAGTCAACGAATTGCCATTTATAGCCAAAGCTTGTAACTCAGTGTTATTACTTACATCGATTGACGATAACCCGTCATCTTGACAATACAACTGTCTCAATTTTGTATTGTTAGTTACATCCAACACACCAAGATTTGCATTTCCACTAACCTGTAAAATGATCAAATTAGTTAACGTACTAACATCAAATGGAGTTGGTCCGGTTCCACGCAAATCACAGTTCCAAACTTGCAATACATTTAATGCAGTACAACTGGTCAATCCCGTGATTTGTGTCAAGTTAGAACACAAATATGTGTACAACGTTGTCAACGATGTATTTCCGGTAACATTTAAAGCAGTAATAGCATTATTTGCTACAGATAATAACGTCAATGGAGTTCTGGAGCTTAAATTCAATGTACCGGCCAGAGCGTTGTTATCCAAATTAATGTATGTTAAATTTGGAAGATCTGTGATTGTGACAGAACTCAATGAAGCATTATTTTTCAACGAAAGAGAAGTTAATCCCGTCACACCAATTCCACTAATTGATGTTAACGCTTGATTTTCTATACCCAAATATTCTAATGATGTATAATAGTTCGTATTTGATATTGTCGTAATTGGATCGACGGTAGAATCTATCTTAATAGCCTTTATGTTTGAAGGATCAATAATAGATTTAAAATTTGCCAAAGTGACATTAGAATTAGAAATGAGAATTCCACCACCATCAGTGCTCCAATTCATCAATTGAGTTGATGGACTATAATCTAATCTATCCGCTGGATCATATGCAGTAACCGTTGTTGTAGCAGGAGCAGATGAACCAGCAACGTTTGTGGCGGTCAATGAAACTGTATAGGTTCCTTTAGTTGAATATGTATTTGGTGATGGATTTTTACTGGTGCTTGTGTTTGTATCTCCAAAATTCCATGCCCAACTATATGGGTTGAATACAGCATTCTCTGATGTTGTATTCGTGAATGCAACTGAAAGGGGAATGTCTCCTACGGACGGTGTTAATGTAAACGAAGCAACTGGAACAATAGCGGATGAAACATTAATTATGTTGGTCTTAACCTTTGTACCGCTTCCACCTGCATTTGTTGCAGTAAGTGTTACTGTGTAAGTTCCTGACGTAGAATATACGTGAGTTGGATTTTCTGACGTGCTTGTGGTTGAATCTCCAAAATCCCACAAGTAAGTAATTGGACCAACGCCCGTTGTTAAATTCGTGAAAGTAATTGTCGTAATAGAAGCGTAGATACCCGTAATAGGAGTCTGATCGAAATCGACAGTTGGAGCTGGAACCGTCAATGCAGTAATGTACGAAGGAATTGTTAATGTCGTACTTCCGCCTGCATTAAGTGCAGTTAATGTTACGTCGTAAATACCAGCAGATGTATAAATATGAGTTGGATTTTCAGATACGCTTCCTGACAAATCTCCGAATGTCCACACATAAGATGATGCACCCGTTGTGTTGTTATCGAACGTAACAGAAAGTGGAATATATCCACTTAATGGAGTTCCGGTGAAACTCACGACTGGAACTGGTACTACAGCGTTAGCAGTAATATAGCCTATTCTGGTTTTTTTAGATGTTCCACCAAATCCAGTGGCAGTAAGTGAAATGGTATATGTGCCAGGTTCAACATATACGTGGGTAAATGAGGTTGATGAAGTGGATGTATTACCATCTCCAAGATCCCATAAATATTCGGTGACGTTTCCGGACACAATAGGAGTAAATGTTGTTGAAAACGGTGCAAATCCTGAAAGAGGTGTTGCTGTAAAATTAACAGTTGGAGCTGGATACAAACTAGAGGTAGTATCGGTATAGTCTATAAAATGCGTTCCATCAACATACAAGTTACCGTATGTATCATCATAAATTGTATAGTCTTTATCTTTGGAACGATCAATCAAAAGAACAGAATCACGTAATATTGATTCGCCAAAATAGATTCGTGGCAAAGTAATTCTTACACAAGTATTTTGTAGTATTTTTACAACTTTATCGGTATCTGTCGTTTCCAATCCAAATGACTGCGCTATGTTTGGATTGTAATACGCATTTTTTACCAATTGATAAACGAGTCGTTTATACGATCCGTTTGTATTTTGTTCATCAACAACGAATCCATACTGAGCAGCTGATGCAGAATCAAAAAAGTTATAACTACTACTGACAAAAAAACCTTCTTCCACCGTTTGGACCGAACTGGAAGCACTTAGTGTCCATGATTTGTTCGAACTAAAAGGTGTATTGAAAATCTCATTAGACTGTATAGACTTTATCATTGAATTAGAAATCCAGGCGTACTTTGATCAAAAGTTCATTAGAGAAGGTCTTTTGTGCTGGTCTACTCAATTTAGCGACGGCAACAAGTTCATTGTTGCTATTATACAATCCAACTGAAGTAGGATACACTTTTGGATCAGTCAAAAAGTCTGATTGTTTAATATCACCACGTTGACGAATTTCACCAGTAACAGCATCAGTTGTAGCTGTAGAATACGTAAACGTAGGATTGTTACTATAGTTAAAATCACGATTCTTTACACGTACAAAATAGTGACGTGAAGGAACGTATTCACTACGTCTTATCCGCATATTATCAGATGATGCACGTATAAGATTATACACCGCTTCTTTATACAATTGGTTGTTCAAATACGTTCCGGCAGCAGGGGCATTTGTACGAGCATTACCGCTTGTTCCGGTACTTGGAATCGTAATTTTTGCAGTGGTTGAAGTTACTGAATTCAAAAATTCAGCATTCAAAATCACAATACCCGCCTTAGGAAATACCAATCCAATACCGGTTGTAGGATGATATTGTGCAACACTCTTATCACCAGTATAATTTGCAGTACCAGCACTACTCAACAATCCAGTTGCTAGTGATGTGTAGTTATTGTATGACGCAGCACCCGTGGTTTCATCGTATTGACCCAAGATCAAATTGTAATATCCAGCAGATCCGCTTTGGGCAGTAATTGAAGAATCATCGATTAAACGAACATATTGAGCACTAGCACTAGCATCATTCTTTAGTGTTAGTTGAAATTGCCCAGCGTCAATACCATCTCGGAGTTTTTGAGAATTGAATGACAACACAACAAAATCCGTTGAAAGAGATACCGATGTCACAGATGATGCTGGCGACGTTTGTGACTTGACAGAAAAGGCTTCACCGTTGTTCAAGATGTTAACATACTGTGACCAAATAGCTTTGGTTGGACTGACCTTGATGTTTGTATACTCATCGTAACTGGTTGCGTAACCATTTGCATTACCATATGCAACGCTAAACAATGCATCATTAGAACTTGATGTAGCACCTAAAGTAGGATACACATCCAAGTAATAATATCCATTATATACGTCAAATCTATTGGAGCCAGAAATGGTGGCTTGAAGACTTCCTGTTGCTACACTGCTTTGTATCTGAAACAGTGAACCAGTACTAAACATACCAGTTGATACCTTGGTAGATCTTCCGGCAACAATATCAGATTGTTCAAATTGTTTATAAATCATATAATTAAGAAATTCTCACTGTTACTGGAATAGTAATAGATCCACCACTTTCGTTTCCTACCACCGTAATTGTAGCAGATGTTGTTACTGTCAATGAGGTGTTTGGAATGAACTTAAATCTATTTCCAACTACAACCTGCGATGTGGTACTGATCAAGTCATTAGCAAATGAAGGCACCGTACTGGTACTGGTATTTGCTGAATTGGTTTGATCTACAACCAAGGTTCCTAACTTCTTGTTTGACAAAATGGCAGTATAACCCAAAGTCAAATTGTATGCTGGATTTGTTGTTGGCGAAATAACGTTGTCAGACTTGTTATCCTTTTGAACGTCAATCGATTGAATGTTCAAACTAATTACAGGTATCGATGTTACACCCTGTGCAAGTGTGACCAACTTGTACTTCATTGTCTGAGTTTCGTCAGACAGTGGTTGAAACACTGGTGTGTTTCTAATGGCGATATCGTAGTATGCACTTCCCTGTGGATGATTTGGATTGTACAAGTTGTAATCAACTTCATCATCGGCAAGAGCAAATGAAGTAATATTCAAATTACCGGTCTGTGCCAACAGTTCTCTTCCTCTTTTTGTTAGAACTGCATCTACAGTTATAGTTTTGTTATCTACGTATGCCATATGTGTTTTTCTTTTCTATAAGTATTGTTTTACCTGTCTTTTTATTTATTATTTTTTACTGAACTGTCAAAACTCCGTTGTTTCCTGTTGATATAGAAGTATTAGTTACAACGGTACTAATTACTGGCAAACTCTTATCTGGGTTGCCACATGAATCCACAGTATAATTAGTAGTCTGTTTTGATTTAACAAAATATCCGTATTTGACGCCATCATCAGATACAGCAATACTCAAATCCCACCGAATAGGATTGTGTCTGGTTCCCAAGAAATTTTGAGTTGATCCTCTAAAAATCGTGGCTGGTTCATACGGATATGCACTGTACGTATCCTTTTTGGCGATTGAAAGTTTGTTCAAAATCTTCGTATATGAGTCGATTGTACCCATAAAGTTGTATTCTTGTACGGAAGCACTATATGGAATCATCCATGTATAATGTGGAACTGACTCTGAAATGTTTTCATAGTTTGATCCAGAACCTAACACATCAACATAGATAATACCAAATCCTGTACCCGAGTCCAATGTACTTTCAACCCACAATTCTTCATATGAAGTTACATCATTAATATAACTGTATGTTCCTTGGAAGTTGTTTTGCAATATCAATGACTGTGATACAGGATATGCTGATATGGATTTCTTATCAACAAACTGACCAAAACTGCTAGAAGTTTGTGTTTGGTATTGATCGTTTCTCCAAACAGTAACGTTATCAGCAGAACTGGATCTTACTAAATTTGTAAATTCTACAGTTTCTTCTACGATTTCACTATCAATTGGCTTAAGAGGAAACTTGATTCTTTCCAAAATTGTTGGTTCAATCAAAATGCCGTTTAACAATTGATTACGAGCAGCTACCACATTTCGAATCGATTCAAAAATACTAGAATCAAAGTACAACTTATAAATACTAGTAAACTCCTGATACAAAATTCGTCCACTTGCTTTTGGCGATCCATCAGAATAATATGATGCTCTCATATCTTCCAATACTGAATAACTTGAAGAAAACTCTTGACGTGGATCGCCCAACTCTCCAACAACATCTTTGTTACCAAAGTATCTCAAGATTTCTTCATTCTTACTTGATACCGGTGACATAAAGATGCCTACCAACGGAGAATCGGTATCTGTATTAAATGGAGTATTTTTATCAAACGGTGTTAAAGCAGAAGTGTTATGATGATCCTTCACTGCAATCTTGTTGTTCCACAACAAGTTAGGACCATAGTTTGACATTCTGTAAGACTGATTAACACTGTACTCAATAAAGTTGTATGGAAACGCAGAAGATACTTCGTCAAGACATACATTCGCATACGGATATAACGAACTGGTAGAATAACTACCAGAATACATTGAACGTATGACCAACGTATCATCGTACAAATCTGGATTTTCAGACAACGAGTTGTATGTCGTTTCAGATCCAACAGATACAGTTGGGAGATTGTACAAATAGGCATACAATGCAGTTCCGCCAGGCATTGACCCGCTCTTCTCGTATGTGTATGTTTCAACCGACGTACTCAATTGACGTGGATAATTATAAGCCAATCTAAAATACAGATTGTCTCTTATGAATGCGTCATTTGTTTCGTAGTATGAATCAAAGTTATTAGCGTGTTCAGTGAGATTGTCAAACGAAATTGGAACTTTCCATAGGTTCAATTTATCAATTGACCCACTAAAATCTGTAGATCCCAACTTCAAAAACTTAGCTGTACCGCTTCTGAACGATACATTTTGTTGATATTCAAACAATTGTGAATTGATCGACTTTAATCTGTTTTCACCCTCATCATTGATCGTCACAACCAAATCATACATGGTGGGCATTTCGTCAATGTTTGCAGATTGTGAATAGTATGATGATGGATGATTTTTACGTATCATCACGCTATATACGTTTCCATCAAAAATTGGCAAAGAATCAGAGTAAATTTCTTCATCCCCGATTTCAAATACAATTTTGCCGTTATCGTTCAACGATTCTTTATATGCATAAACTCTGTAGTCATAACCAGACGAACCATCTGGATACTTTCTAAGCAAATCAATTTTGGTCAATTGACCATACATTTTGCTATATCTGTTGCTAAATGCAAACTTAAACTCTACAGTATCAATATCTTCACTGTAAGGAGTGAGTATATAAGATTGTGGGTTAAGGTTTAATAAATATACATTCTTGTCAAAGGTATATCTTGACTGTGATACATCTGAGTATGCTCCAAACTCTCTTACGTTGATGATATTATTGGGAACACCGTAACATGCCAATAACAATTTAACACTTTCAACCGTTCCTTTTGCCTTTAATATAGCAGGAAGACTGTTTAAAATACGATTGTTAATTATGTTGGTTTTATCAGCGATAGACGCATAATTGGTTCCAGCAATGTAATTAGACAACAATGTTGCATCATTGACCGACGATTGCATTTTCCAACCAAATGATGACAATAGACCATCCAACACTTTGTTTGGAATAGTTGTATTTACACCAGAGTTATTGAATGACAACATCGGGAACTTATCAATGTAGATATAAATGTTATCAAAATGATGACCTATCATGGATAGGAAAATCAAAAAGTCGTCGTTATTTACATCTGACAAAAGATACGTTGGCAGATTGTTAATCAAATTGTCTCTGTTATTTGCATCATATTCATCAGCTTCATCTTCATATGATTGAGGAAAACGATCCACATTGTTGTACAAATCGTTGGTCCACAAATAGTATTCGTATCCATCAAATGAAAGTTTGATGTCATTGATTTCTTTTGTTAACTGATCAATTTTCTGTACAGTATACTGATCAGAATATGGTGCTGCGTTCAACTCACTAATCGAAGAATTCTTCGAATTGATCGACATCAATTTGTTTTTATAAATGACGATACGAGTTTTTGCAGATGAATAGACAACAAAGTTTTCAAAGTTGGTATAATCTACATTGATATTTGAAAACCGTTGTTTCAAAATCAAGTCAATGTCTTCAACACTAGTTGAATCAGTTTGAGTATATTCAACTGACAAAGATGTCTTTTTATCATTAACCTTCAAATTTAAATTTGCAGGTTTGATAGCAAACGTGTTATACTTCGGAATAGTTACCAATACAATATCCTGTACAACCGGACTCAAAGAAGTATTTACAATCCAAAAAGTGCTGTTAACACCAATTGTATTTGGTAGAGCTTCTTGTAACTTGATTACAAGAGTTCCATCTGAAAATTGTTTTTGTGACAGAATCTTAATCAATTGATTCTGACCAAGGTTGATAGAGTTCTTTAACGGACCCACGTATTTCTTATCGTACTCAAACTTGATATCCGATAGATACTGTTGAATTTGTCCATTGAAAACGCTATACAAATAAGAATAACATACGATTGTATCGTTGTCATCAACGTCATGAATATTCTTTAGACGTATCTTAATAGTCTCTAATACAATAGTGTCTAAAATTTTAACGTATTGATCGTATGAATAACATTCTGCATAGTTTTCATACAAAAATGTAGTGATGTAGCTAGAAATACCAATGAAATTAATATCTTTTGCCAAACCATTAAGTGATGTTGCTGGAATAACAAATCCGTTATAAACCTCATTCATTAACTTATACAGTCCGTCGCTTCCGATTACCGAATAAGCCTTATCAAATGAATTCAAAATACTGTCTGATGCAGTATTGACAAAATTCAATAAATACGTTTGTTTTAGATAATATTCGAAGTATGGAATGATATCCCGACATTCGATTTTACCCGACACAAAACAGTCATACTCACTTTGAAAATCAACTTTGTCTTGTTGGTTAAAATTCTCCTTGTCAAGAATCAATGAAGTTTTGATTTCTTTTCTTGAAGGAGAAACTTGTTTGATGATAAAGCATTGTTTATCAGCACTTCCAACAATGTTCGACAAAAAGTTGTAAACGACCTTATAACTTCCATTTTGAATGCCATATCGTGAAAGATCCACACGTGGATCCAACAAAATCTTGGAGTTGTTGTAAAGAGTAAAGGTTGGAATAAACTCCTGATACGTTACAGATATTGTATTATTTTGAGCATCCTGATATTCAACATTACGAGATTGAAAGTTCGAAGGTTGATAAATTGGTTGCCAAGTATTAAGATTATCCTCAACGTCAAAGACGGAAAATTCAATGTAATCGTCAATTTGTGATCCGTAAAACTTTTCTGATGACGGAGGAGTCTTCTTCATCAGAGATGAAATCTCGGTTGGTAAATAAGATGAACTATTTACCTGATCAGTGAACTCCGTGGTAGTTGGAAATGGATATGCCATATTTACTATCAATATATATCAATTGAGAAGTCTTCTAATCTGTACATTTCCTGTTGACCCGAAAGTTTGAAGAGTTCCTCCTGCATTATTACGTTCACTTAATTGTGTTGCGGGTGGTCTTGAACACTTGAGTTGAAGAACTTCAACATTGTATGTTGCCTCGCTACTTCTTCCATCGAAAATGTCTATAATTGCTGTGTAATTGTTTGAAGAATTTGGCTGTTGTGATACTTTGACTTCACCACGACCAGTCCATTTCAACACTAAGTTTGTATTATATGGACCAACACCATTGTTGGTCACTTCGCTTACTACTCTGGGCAAAGTTCCACGATATATCTCATTAGAATATGTTACCTTATTAGATTGTAAAGTAATTCTCAACGTATGATCCACATTTCCTTGGAACTTGAAAATACTGATTGGATTGACACAATCTTCAGACGGACCCACATTTTCAACGGGTCCACGACAGTTATTATAATCTTGTTGATTGTAAGCGTTACGACTTGTCCACACAATTCTGCCATCGTAAATAATAACAGCAGCAACACTATGTGGTCCACCCCAGTTTTTATAGAACAAATCAACAGTCTTCCAACCTTCTGTAAGTTGAACATTCTTAGGATGATCATTTTGATACACATCCAACTGTGCTGAAAACGGCGACTGTGAAGTGATATTTGTTAAATCAATTTGATTCACACCATCGATTGCAAAATATCCACTATTATCAGCAGCAAATTTTAACGTATATGTTCCAGTGTATGGAAAATAAACTTGATAACTCAACGTGTCTGATGATTCGGTCTGAAATGACTCACCTACTTTTTCACTGTAAACACCATACGCATACATCAATGGACTCTTACCGACACCATATGTAGGCCAAATGTTATCATACTTGCCATATGAATAAAACAACTCCTTACATTCTTTGATTGGTGGAATAACCTTTTGTACCGCCAATTGATGTACAGGAAGTGAAGGTGTGACCGCCAAAGTAGTTACAGGCATTGAAACTGGTGTAACCGGCTTCAATGTGGTAGGAGCAGGAACCAAAAACTCCAATGGTGGAGAAAGCTGAATATCTTGTTGACGTTGACACTGTTCTGATGGTATCAAACCAGCTTGAGCACCAGTTAATGTTGTAGACACCGTATTAGATTGTGCAGTAACAACGTCTGTGGTACTAGTATTTGCTGTGCCAGATCCCAATCCTGTAGATGATGCATCGGATTGAATTGCGTCTTGAGATTTCAATGGAAGATATGGAAACACGGTGTTAAAATCACTAACCGTTTTACCTTCTCCGGCTTTAATACGCAACTGAATGATGGTATCTTTACTAGCAGAAATCAATGCATCTTTACCCGACGAATTGCTAATTTTAGACAATTCGGTAGTTAAAGTGGTGATTTTATCTTGAAGTGTCTTTTTCTCAGATTTGAGCGTAGTAACTTTTACGTCTTCTTTTGGTTCAATATCTTTGAACTCGGAGATATTGATATCGTAGACGTTGGTTATAGAGTTAACTTCGTAAACATCTGGAGTTAATGTAACTGCAAAATATTTCTCAGTAGAATCGACAATAATCAAATTACCAAATTCGTCAAATTGATTATCATATGATCCATCCCGTTTAAATGAACTTTGTGTTTCTGTGATCATCTTACAATTTTGAAATAAGTATTATTGTCGAATACGTCAATGGCACCATTTAATTCTGTCTTGATAAGAATTTTAAAGTATCTTTCTTGTGGTAGACATGACATGTCCAACATGAAGTAATTACCATTAGAATCACAACTCAACTTGGTACCTTCATCAAAATCAATAATTACTTCTTCGGTTTCAGTATCTTTAATCGAATAGTATGAAGTTTCAGGCAAATACTTTGGTGTCAAATATGCGGTTTGTTGTGTTGACTTAACAAAATTCTTTAGTGGGAATTTTTCTCTAGCAAACACTGTGATTCTTACAACGCTGTTACTCTTATATTCCTTTTTAACGTTCTTTAGTACAACAGCAAGTTGAGTGTCATCAGTAATTGGACTCAAACTTCCGGTGACAAATGTTGAATCATCATATACAACATCAACATATGGTGTGTAAATAGTATTGGTTTCTTTACCATAGAACCCAAGATTTCCATTGCTGACGTTTTGAGTGTTTAACTCTTCCGATGTCAATAGAATAAATCCTTCGTTTGGAACACAACCGCACATCCATGATTTAACGATAGGAGTAACATCCATCTTGATATCAGATGATTCGTATCCAAAACTCTGTGAAGCAATCAATGAACTTCCAGTATGAAGAGTTGAACAAAAACTAGAAGTTGATACCGTGGCTGAATTTGGCACAGAATAATGCCAGGTTCCTCCACCATTTCCAAATGCTATAGATTTATTGGATTCGTTGGTCAAATAGTCATACAAATCCTTTGTTGGATTGGATGGGTACCAACGTGTTCCACCTGTAGAACTATAATCTCTATAATTCCAACTTGCTCCGGTAGTTGATCCATTGTCAGCAAATCTTCCATTACCCATTTCCCAACTTTGACTAACAGGATAAGCGTAAAGAGTATATGTCAATGGAAGTTCCTGTTGTTTCAGAACTTTCATATTCAAAACAAACTTTGGATCAACAATGTCCCCGGATGAAATTGAACTGGATATAGCAGATACATCAAATTTTAGTAACGCTCTACTAAATTTTGAGTAGGTGTTAAAAGAAAACTTTGGATTGTAGTAACTGTAACTACCAGATATGTCCCCTTCCAAGGTTCCAGAAATTCCGTATAAACTGCCCGATAGAACTGTGACGATACCAGTTAAACTACCCGATACATTTCCACGCACCGTTGATCCAGACACACTTCCTGACAATTCCGTCACACTTCCGCTTACACGGGTCAATGACACCGTTTGAGTTGTATATGTAGTTCCGTTCAACAAAGCGCTTGAAACGTAGCCTGAGACGCTGCCCGTGACATTACCTGTGAACCTTGTAGTTGTGAAATCAGCACATGATGAAGTTGGATTTGCATATGCCAATACTGATCCATATACAATGGATGTATTGGTGGATGTATCAGATATAATTACATTTGTGGTACTTCCTGAAAAATATCCAATGACGGTACCATTAAAATTGACTAAATTGTTGAGAATATAGTCGTTTGAATCCAAACTTCCGGATTGATATTTGACAACAGATTTGACACTAGAAGCTACAGTGCTAATATTCAGCAACTCGTCTATACCAAAATTTTTGTTTTCAAAATTGGTAAAGTTCGTTATGTATGTATCTTTGGATGGAAAAATAAAAATATGCATATTATACTGAGGTGGCTTTTATGTCTACGTCTGGATACTTAAGTTCAAATACACATGGATCAAGAGATGGATAAACGATTTTATTTACGGTTGCAGCATCAATGTTATATTCTACATCCGAGTACGTTCCATTTCTTGATGTCAAATTATTGATCTTCAGATACGCAACAGATTGAACTCCTTCCACTTTGGCGATTTCTAATTCCAATTGACTCAAGTTAATTGGTTGATTGAATCCCCACAAATCAATATTAAAGAAATCCTTGATGGTCTGTACACAATTTGCCAACACTTCTTTTTTGTTGAAATTGTTGTAAGTGACAATCTTAAAGTCCACACCAATATTGATGATATAACCATCAATCAAATTGATACCGTCAGTCATCATACGATATCTACTCAAATATTGACGAAGATTATGCAACAATGCTTGATTTGGTTTTGTCAAGTTTTTGTTTTCATCATAACTCAACAAATACAAATTAACTGAAAATGGATTCTTCAGATTACCACTAATTTGTCGATTGCTGATCACTTCATTGTTTTGTGTCAACTGTCCATCGACAATAGAATTAGCGTTCAAGTTGTTGTCGGATATTACTGTTGCTTTAGCTACGGATCCAAACTTGGCGGGCATAGCGTAACTACGAGCAATATAATCATCAGCAGTCACAACACGATTTTGAGCTGCAAAAAACGCAGTGGCGTTTTGTTTAACTTCGTCACTTGATTCGGGTCCGTCGCCACCAACAGCAGGAACATTGTTTTCTGCTGCCAATGAATTACGTACTACCTGAAACAAACTTTGTTCTGCATTTGACAATATCGAGATGTCATTTTCGTATTCAACACTGACGATTTTGTTGATATCTCCAGTTTGACTGTTTGATTCAACTCCACCACCAACCAAATATTTGACCGTAAATTGAGTACCTTGTTTAGGATACACACCAAACGAATCAGAATTAACAATGTTTGACGGATCAATATTGACATTCAAGTTGTTCAAATTTGACAAACTCACACCAAGAATTTCAGCTGATGGAATAACAATTTCATCATTCACACCCTGATTTCCCGGTCCAAATTCTAAATAAGTCAAATTGTTTTGGTCAATATTTGTAACAAATTTACGTTGAGTTCTCAACAACTTAACGATATTGGGAACGGACGATTGATATTGAATGAATCGATCATCGTTCAAAGATACGTTTTCATATGATGTTAACACAATATCTTGAGCAAGATATTCAACTTCATACCAAGGTACATTGTCTTGATCACGTATATCCAAAATTTCAAGAAGGTTTGGTTCATCCAAATACAATTTGTAGTATGGAGTACTTTCGTCAACAATAAAAGTCTTAGTTACAATTTGTCCAGAAATTCCGTTTGCTGTTTTTTTTATCAAAAAGAACTGTGGAATACCATATTCATCTCTGGAACTGACTGTTATTTCTCTTGGAGAGTTAACAGTATCCATAGAAAAATCAATAACATCAGCTGTAACAAATGCTACTCCAGCACTGTTAATTAACTGCATTCCAGATTTGATACGTAGAGTATACTTTTCATCAGGAACATATTCACCCACATCGTTTTTAATTGATGGTACCAATTGATACACATCGAAGTTGGTTAACGATGGACGAGATACCTTTGGCTTATATCCCAAGAATTTGGATAATGCTAGTACGTTTTTACGTTCTTCGGTGTATGGAAACAAACTTTCCTTGAACTGTTGATCCAAGTAAAATGAAAGTACATCTCCAACATAGGCAGCCATATCAATGAAGATGGTACCGGGAGAAGAGTCTGAAAAATCCTGATAGTTCTTTGGAAAATACGTCTTGGTATACTCAATCAGGTTCTTCTTAAACTGAGAAAAATCTCTGTTCAAATAAGATATGTCCTTATTTGTTAGAGGTTTAAATGTTTTCTGTGTAGTCGATGCCATAATTAGTTATTTTCCAAAAACATTTCGATTTGAGCCTGATCGTTATTGACAGAAATGGTCAAATTAATGTATAATCTATAAATATCCACGTCTTCTTTTTTTAAAACTTTAATGTCAATATTATCAATAGTTGCAACTGGAATCCAAAAGTTGATGTCAGTTGTCAAAGATTGTTTAACACGTTGTGGTAACGTTGTGTCATTTGGATCAAACACAAAGTTATTCAATGAGTGTCCAAAGGTAGGTTGCATACGACGTTCTCCCTTTCGTGTGTTCAAAAGGTTAATTATGTTCGTTTTTACCTGTTCCAAAGTGTAAATGGTCTGGTTGAAAAATCCTCCAGCACCATTTTGAATAGGTAATGTCAACCCAATTGGATATAATGTTGCCATATTACATCATTGATACGGACCCAGATGAAAGTCCACCAGACTTCTTTTTATCAATTGCCTTCATCAATGCTGAATAATTCTTTGTTAATGCTTGTGCTACAACGGGTGGTGCTTGTTTAACATTATCCATTACGGATGGAGCAGCTAGTTCCGATGTTACCATACCACCTTCTTTTGGAAGTCCACCAACAGTCTCATTCAACGCCTTATTTAGAAGTTCGTTACTTGTATACTTCTTATACTCTTTCTTTGGTTGAACAACAGGTTGTACTGGAGTAGATGTTGTCTTTATCTTTGGAGCAGTATTGATCACCTGTTGTTCAGGTTTAGCAAAAATCTCTGAAAGAACTTCAGGAATTGCTGCACGTACTTCTTCCTTAACCATCTCTCTAATCATTTGTCTTAGTAGGTCTTTTGTCATATTATTATTAAATATCAAGATTTATAGTTCAAAATGTACTTATGTTTCAGTTTCCAAAACATCTACAACTTGTCTATTACGACGATCTATACCGAAAAATCCACCCGGAACACCATCACCCGTCTCAACGTTAACACTAACGGGTTGTGATCCATCCTGTATTGTTGCACCATCTTGACCCGGAGCATATCCACCACCGGTCAAAAATACACGTCTGCTCATCAATGTTGACAATCGGTTTTGCAATTCCTGTAAATCAAATAACTGAACTGGAATTTGGGTAAATGGAAGTGAAGCACCTCCAGCGTCAGGATGTGAATGAAAATACCAATGTACGTGAGTTTTTAACCATTCACACAAATCAAACAACCAATCAACCGTAGTTTGTCCTAACAGTGCAGGTTCGTTGGTTTCATTGTATTGCCCCAAATAAATCGCAGGACTGTTAAATACTGTTTTAGTATTGGTAGTCATTACAATCTGTTCGTGAGCATCAACTGTATATTCACTGTCTGTAACAATAGCATATCGTTTCTTAGAAAAATGTATAGTCTCAGAAAATCTGCTACTTAAAATCAAACGATCAGTGTTTACTATCAATTGGTCTTTATTTAGTATCGGATAGTTAAACGTTGTAGCACCATCAGGACAAAATGCAGCAACCTCTTCACGTACATCATTACCAAATAACTTTTTGTAACACGTTGTAACGTATTTAGAAATAGTACAACCAGAAGTAATGTGAATTGAAGTACCGTCATTATTAATATCTTCCAGCAAAAATCCACCAGTATTTCTTTCTGGATGTGTCAAATCAGATGGATCAATTGGTGGAATGGGTGGTAACCTATCATGAAGTTTGATTTCTTTGTCTTTTCTCAAAGGACGTTGACGGTTTCTAAACAAAATCATTGGATTTCCACCACCAACTTCATATACATTATTGTAGAAGTTATTGGTTTTCTTTTGTCCAATGTTATAATCAGCATATCCCTTTTCAAAATCGTGTGCGGGATTTGTGCTATATGCTTTATCGTTTTCACGATTATCGTCATATCCACCAAATCGAATTGATTGACCGAATCTACTTTCAATCAACGTATCACCTTCAAAACGTTTCAATGAACGAATGTAAGGATTGTGCAAAAAGTATCTACCTAGAGATCCTTCAAACCCATACCCACCTTCAGCCCTTAGTTTGCTTACTGGTCCTTTATAATCAATAAATGGATCATCTGGTGACTTATACTCTTCACGGTTGCCCATGTTAGCACCATACGTTTGTTCAAAACCAATATCAGCATTATTGTTTATGAAATTTTTGTAGTTAATTTTACGAGTATAATACAAGTTTTCGTTATATTTTACTACACCGACGATTTCGTTTACAAGAGGATATTCTGATATATTGTTTTCCAAAGGAAGTGCCCATGAAAGTCCTTCTTTAGGTAAAGTTGTTTGTGTATTTAACAATCGCAACTTAACACGTCCGACCCACGTATAATCAAAGTCATCTATGGATGGCTTTTTTCCAATGTAATTTTCTGGCCATTGATCTGGATCCAAATAATGTCCGTTTTCACTAATTTCAGGATGCGTGTCATCCAGAATGATATCAAGAACTACAGCTGGTTCAAACTGTGGTGTCTGTGAAACATCTGTAAGTAAAAACTTCAGGTCTCTTTTTGTTGCCAAAAGATTTACATCTTTTGACTGATCCATTGCGATAGGAGCGTTCATATTACGACTTATTAATCTTTATTTCGGAAGATGTGTTAATAACTTCAATTTCTTTCATGAGTTGACGTTTTTCATCTTCTGTCAAAAACCC